TCGGTAAATATCTCGCAGAAATCTTATAAGAGGTGAACATGTCAGAAAAGAATCTTGAATCCCTGAAGCAGAAACTCGCTTTGAAGAGGATCAGAGTGCTTCTTCGCTATCGATATTACGAACAGAAAGAGCATCGTGACGAGCAATTCAGCTTAACTCCTCCCTGGCTCAAAGGAATGTACCAGTCAACAGTCGGATGGTGTGCAAAGTCTGTGGATGAACTGGCGGACAGGCTGATGTTCCTCGGTTTTGAGGATAACAGTGATATCTATGCGGTGGATGAAATCTTCGCTGCGAACAATGCGGATGTGTTCTTCGATTCGGCAATCCGTGAGGCTCTGATCGGAAGCTGCGCATTCGCTCATATCGCTCATGGCGAGAACGGAGATCGGATGCCTCGGCTGAGTCTGCTGACTGCCAAGGATGCGACAGGAATCATTGACGAACAGACGTACATGCTGAAGGAAGGCTATGCAGTCCTTGATCGTGACGAAAACGGAAGACCGCTGGTGGAAGCGTATTTCTTACCTGGGCATACTGAATACAGGTTTGCAGACGGATCAACTGCTATCGAGGAGAGCGCATGTAGATATCCGTTGCTGGTGCCGATCATTTACAGGCCGTCATCCTCAAGACCATTCGGTCATTCTCGGATTTCTCGGTCATGCATGTACTATCAACAACTCGCTGAGAATACGTTAAGGAGAGCAGAGGTCACGGCTGAGTTCTATTCCTTCCCACAGAAGTATGTCTCCGGCACTGATCCTGATATGGATGCGATGGATTCATGGAAGGCTTCAATTTCTGCAATGCTGAGATTCGACAAGGACGCCGATGGTGACAAGCCGACAGTCGGACAGTTTCAGCAGCAGAATATGACGCCATATGTCGATCAGATCAGAATGGCGGCAGCGATGTTTGCCGGAGAGACTGGATTGACATTGGACGATCTCGGATTTGTATCCGACAATCCTTCCAGTGCCGATGCGATCAAGGCAGCGCATGAGTCTTTGAGAGTAATCTCAAGGAAAGCGCAGAAGAGTTTCGGCAACGCATTTGCCAATGTCGGCTTTGTGGCTGCCTGTGTGAGAGATGATATGCCGTATTCCAGAAGCCTTGTGCCTGATATGAAAGCCAAGTGGGAGCCAGTGTTTGAGCCGGATGCATCAATGATCGCAACTGTCGGAGATGCAGCCATCAAGGTAAATCAGACTGTTCCGAATTTCTTCAATCAGAACAACCTCCGTGATCTGATCGGCATCGAAGGATCTGAGCCTGTAGGCATTGAGGAAGTGGCTGAATGACAGAACTGGGTGCAGAACTGCTTGCAAAAGCATCGGAATCATTCGCCAATCGTATTGCTTCTGATCGCAAACTCAAGCGGATTCTTGCAAAGATAAGAGATGGCACTTCGTACTTTGATGCTAATGATTACTCGGTAAGAATTGGCGAACTGCTTTCCGAAGCACTTAATTCGTCGACAGAGAATCTCGCATTCATGTCTGAAGAGGTGGCGAGAGAACTGCTTGAGCCGTTGCTCACACAAGACCATGATCTGATCGCTGATGTGATTAACACAATCCAAGGCAACATGAACCGTGAGAATGGCGTTGGGTTGAATCCAGTGATCCCTGAGGTTGACACTGACCGAATCGACAGGTTCATTCAGAAGGTTGCCAGTGGCGAGAAACTCGATGATGTCAGATGGATGTTCGGTGAGCCGATAATCAATTACTCGCAGTCAATAGTTGACGAAGGCATTGAGAAGAATGCGAAAGCCACAAGCAAAGTCGGACTGAAAGCCTACATCATCCGTGAGGCTGAACCAAGCGGAATTGGCACTAACACAAGGAAGATTGGGAAAAAGACTTATACATATAAGTATCCGATCCCTTGCCGATGGTGTACCAATCTTGCCGGAAAATATGAATACGGCACAGAGAGCAAAGAAGTATATCAGAGGCACAAATTTTGCCGATGCAAAGTCACATATGTGAACGGAAACAATCAGCAAGATGTATGGTCAAAAGTCGAATGGACTGCTGACCAGGCATCAGAGCGAGAAAGGCTGATCGGTGAAGCAACAGAGCTCAGAGAAGCGGAGCGCAGAGCGGAGGAAGCTCGCAAGCAGCGGAGGCGTGAGAATGTTGCTTATGTCGCAGCCAAGCTTGGCTATTCAGATCGTAGAGCATCAATCTGGATGAATCAGAACAAGAAATACATCGAAAGAAACGGTCTTGATTACATGATCGATATGCAACGAAATCAGGACTTATTGAGGCGAAAAAGTAGATAAGTATGGCAAGAATGGGAAGGCAAACTCCCACTCAAGCCGTTATATTGCCGTTCAACGAAACAAGAGGAATCGAAGCCGTTGAAGCTTATGAAGAATCTGGTCGGACTGCCATGGATTGGCAGAAGTTACTGATCAGTGACATCATGGGCGTAAACGAAGACGGATTATGGACACACGCCTCGTTTGGGTATGAAGTACCTAGACAGAACGGTAAAGGCGAAGTCCTTGTGATGCGAGAGTTATGGGGATTGATACACGGTGAGCGCATCTGCCACACAGCGCACCGAACCTCGACATCGCACAGTGCTTTCGTGAGATTGACCGATATTCTTACTTCTGCCGGATATGTCGAACTTGGCAGAGCGAAGAAGGATCAAGAGATCCCAGAGAAGTCATTCAAAAGCACTAAACAGTATGGTCTTGAGCAGATCATGCTGACAAATGGCGGATATATCGTATTCCGCACTAGATCGGAAGCTGGCGGTATTGGTGAATCGTTCGATTTACTGGTTATTGATGAAGCACAGGAGTATACAGTCACCCAACAGGGTGCTCTGATCTATACAATCGCAGCATCAGCAAATCCGCAAATGATCTTCTGTGGAACACCACCCACAGTAACCTCCAAGGGGACTGTGTTTGTGAGCATGAGAAACAGAGTGCTTTCAGGCAACGGAAGTGATTCCGGATGGGCAGAGTGGTCGGTTTACGCAATCCCCAACGATATTCTGAATCCAGATATATGGTATGAAACCAATCCAAGCCTTGGCACAAGGCTTCAAGAGAGGACTATCCGAAATGAGGATACTTCCAGTAAGTTGGACTTTGTCATTCAGCGGTTAGGGTATTGGCATTCATACAGTCTTAAATCTGAGATCACAGAAAAAGATTGGCTTCACTTGAAAGCCAATGCAGTGCCGACAGGTAAGATGTCGGTTGGAATTAAATTCGGATCAGACGGTCAAAACACATCGATGTCGATCGCAGTCAAAACCAGAGATGGGAAAATCTACGTTGAAACGATTGACTGCCAGTCGCAGATCAGAGGCTTTGATTGGATGCTGAGATTCATAAAGAGCGGATACATCAGCACAGTGGTGATTGATGGCAAAGGAAAGAGCGAACTGTTTAAGCAAGAACTGGAGCAAATGACTACAGAGTTCAAGCCGAAAATAGTGATGCCGACCACAGCCGAAGCGATCACCGCTTTTTCTGCTTTCCGGCAAGCCATTGATACTGAAGCGATATGCCATAGCGGACAGCCGTCAGTAACACAGGCCGTCAGCAATTGCGAAAAGCGCATGATCGGCACTAATGGAGCGTTCGGATTCAGATCCTTGAAGGAAGGCATCGATGTATCAATCGTTGAGAGCATTGCCTTTGCATACTGGGCATGTTCCACGCAGAAAGAACGGCGAAAACAGAAAGTTTGGTATTAACTGCGGATCTCTTCGCAGTTTTTTACATTACGTTACCACACGGCAAAGTGGGTAGGAGAGAAAAAACATATGACAGATTTCAAACCAATCAACACACAGGAAGAATTTGATGAGCGCATCAAAGAACGTTTAAGCAGAGCGGAAAAGAAGATCCGTGAAGAGTATTCCGGCTATATGTCAGTTGATGATGTAAAGATCCTGAAAGCTGACCACGCAAAGGAAATTGAAAAGCTGAAGGCTTCTCATGCTGACGAACTTAAAAAGTATGAGGGATACGATGAGAAGTTTACGGCACAGGCTACCAAGATTCATGAACTTGAAACTTCTGCTTTGAAAACGAAAATCGCTATGACTAAGAAATTGCCGATGGATGCAATCGAATTCCTCCAGGGCGATGACGAGAAATCAATTACTGAGTCGGCTGATAAGCTGTCAAAGCTGTCAGCACCGACATTCAACGGATTTACCAGAAACACTGAGCCGAAAGTAGATACATCTGCTGATTCGGTCTACCGTGAACTGGCATCCGAGTTAGCGAAACGCTAAGGAAGGGAAAACAAAATGGCTAACGTATTAACAAGAGGTACAAATCTTCCTACACAGATCGTATCTGAAATGTTCAGTCTGGTGCAGGGCAAATCTTCACTCGCAAAGGTGGCGGCTGCAAAGCCGATTCCTTTCAACGGCACAACCGAATTCACATTCACACTTGATAAGGAAGCCGACATCGTAGCCGAAAATGGTGCAAAGTCCAATGGCGGTGCTACAGTCGCTCCTGTGGTCATTCGTCCGATCAAGTTTGAATACGGCACCAGAGTTTCTGACGAATTCCTGTATGGAACAGAGGAATACCGCATGGATGTCCTTCGCCAGTTTGCCGAAGGCGCTGCGAAGAAATTCGCAAGAGGTTTTGACATTGCTGCTATGCATGGCCTGAACCCTCGCACTGGCACCGCATCCACAGTTGTCGGCACAAACAACTTTGACAGTCTTGTCACCGCAAACACTGTCACATATGTGGCTGGTTCTGCCGATGCAAATATTGATGCAGCTCTCGCCCAGCTTGGCGATGTTGATGCTAACGGTGCAATCATCTCTCCGACAATGAGAAGTGCAATCGCTGCGCTGACAGTCAACGGTGCAAGAAAGTATCCTGAATTTGCTTGGGGTGCTACACCTTCCAATCTCGGTGGTATGGTGCTGGATTCCAACGGCACAGTATCCTTCGGCAACACACAGTCCGCTGGTGACCACGCAATCGTCGGTGACTTCTCCGCATTCAAGTGGGGTTATGCGAAGAACATTCCGCTTGAGGTTATCGAATATGGTAACCCTGACAATGATGCACAGGCTGGCGATCTGAAGGGTCACAATCAGGTGTATCTCCGTGCGGAAGCTTACATCGGTTGGGGAATCCTCGCTCCGACATACTTCAGCAGAGTTACTGTTCAGTAATATGCTGACTTACAGAAACACAAAGACAGGGACGGTCATCACCGTTCCCTGTCCTGTTTCTGGTGATTGGGAACTGGTCGAAGAACCGAAAAAAGAGGATAAGCCAGCACCTAAGAAGCCGAAAAGAACAGTAAAGAAATGAGGTGACACCATGAGCGATTATGCAACAGTGGATGATGTAATTACGCTGTGGCGAGAATTAACCGCAGATGAAGTCACAAGGGTTGAGGCTTTGCTTCCGATCATCTCCGATGAACTGAGGAGCAGAGCAATATTTGTCGGCAGAGACTTGGATGCTATGATCGAAGCAACTCCATCACTGGCTTCAGTAGCAAAAGAGGTCACTGTCTCTGCGATCAGCAGAATTCTCCGGCAGTCCACTAGTGGCGAGATTATGTCACAGGAATCACAGAGTGGTCTTGGCTACTCATGGAGTGGCACATACGCTATTCCTGGTGGTGGCATCGGAAATGCAATTCTGCCAAGTGATCTCAAACGGCTTGGCCTGAGAAGACCGAAGATCGGAATCATTGATTTCTATGATCCAAGGAATGACCGTAACGCTCCATCACAGGATTGAGACAGGCAGAGATGCCTTAAACAATCCGATTTATCAGTGGTATGGAGCGGAAACTGTCGATGATGTCCTTGTTGGTGAGCCAACGCCAGAAGAAAGAACCGATGAATTGAATCTGAGCGGTCGAAGGATCGCTTTTTCTTTGGGCATTCCGAAAGGTGATACCCATGAATGGAAAGATCAGATTGTTGAGTTTTTCGGTCATAAATTTCTGATTTTTGGCGAACCGAAGGAAGGCATTGAGGCAAACATTCCGCTTCGGTGGCACAAGATATACAAGTGTGAGCGATATGAGTAAGAAAGGCTTTGTATTAGATAAGAAAGGCGTTCGTGAGTTGCTCAAATCGGCAGAAATGCAGACGGTTATCGAAGAATACACTGAACGTGTACAGTCAAATGCTGGGCAAGGCTACAGTCACAACGTGAAGACGGTGAACAGAGTTGTCGGCAGAGTGATAGCAGAGTCAGCGGATGCTAGGCGTGACAATAACGAACACAATACATTGCTGAAGGCGTTGCATGGTTGAATCAACAGTAATTAACTGGCTGAATGCCAATGGCTTTACTGCGTACGGATCAGAGCCACAGAATACATATCCAAACGAGAATTTCTCAAGGGATATATTCTGTGTGGTTCAGAAGACTGGCGGTGGAGTCAGCAACAGGATCAGACAGGCAACTATTGCCGTCCAGAGTTACGCTC